CCTGTTTTTGACGAGCAGCAACAGCAAGTATTTGACAAAGCAATAGCTGAGAAAGTCTTCAAACTCAGAGAATCTGAGCGAGAAACTGAAAAGCTAAAACTGCGTCTTGCTGACCTGGAGCAGTCAGTCCCTAAACAGGTAAGGCCTGATGTGCCGAAAGAGCCAGATCCTTACGCGCTTAATGAAGCGGAGTACAGGAGATTGCAAAATCAGCGCGATCAAGCCATTGCACAGCAGGCTGCATATGACGCACAACAACGCTTCTTACAACAAGAAGAAGAGCGTCAGCAGAAAGAGCTGGCACAAAGAGAGTGGGAAGCACGCAGCGAAAAAGTTGCTGTTTACTCGCAGCGAGCTACACAGCTTGGTATTACAAATGACGAGTTAGTAAGCGCTGGCAACACTGTTGCTGGTTTCGGCATTGCTGATGAGGTTGTCAATTACATCTTAGAAGATGAGATTGGACCTGCAATTACAAAGTATCTCAGTCAAAACGTAACTGAGCTAGATGCGTTGCGGTCTATGCCGCCAACACAAGCTGCGGTGAAGATAGCTACTGACATTCGCAAAAAGGCTGCTGCTCTTAAACCGAAAGTAAATGCTGCTCCTGATCCGGTCGAGCAGCCAGCGAAAGCTGGTATTGCGCCAAAAGCGCGAGGACCGCAAGGAGCGACTTTTGAATGAATGAGGTGATACGACAATGGCTAATAATCTTAGCAGTAATATCACACGGCAGGTGGCCAGGGTATTCCTAGAGGCCTTTGAATCTAGCCGTGTAGTTACAAAAACTATTGATACGCAGCTACTTAGCGGCAAATTCAATCCATCCAGCGGTAGTAATGTAGACTTCAAGCGTCCACATGACTACAACACCATCCGCACTGCTGGCGGTAACATTTCATCCTCTACTAAGTCAGATATCATTGCTGGTAAAGCAACTGGTACTGTACAAAACTACTTTACTGTAGCGACAGAGTGGGGAAATGTGCAGGAAGCGCTAGAGCTCGATCAGCTAGAGCAGATCCTTGCTCCAATGGCACGTAGAATCGTGACTGATTTGGAGATTGACCTGGCTAGCTATATGCTCAAAAACTCTTCATTGAAGTATGGCGATCACGGCCAGGCAGTCGATGCTTGGGGCGATGTTGCTGGTGCTGGCGCGCTTATGAATAGCATAGGCATACCAACTGCAGCAGAGCGCTACTACGTGATGAACCCATTTACTACTAGCAGCCTGGCAAACATCCAGCAAGGTCTGAATGCAAGCGATCAGCTGGTTCGTACAGCGTTTGAGAATGCGCAGATACCTACCAATTTCGGTGGTCTACGCGCAATGATGTCAAATGCTCTGCAGAGTTTTACATCAGGTGCAGGCGCTGACAGAGCAGGTACATTGAGTGCTGCTCCAGACGCTACCTACGTTACAGCTAAAGACACTATGACGCAGACGCTGGCAGTTACTGCTATGCAGGCAAACATGGTGGTCAAGGCTGGCGATATGGTTACTATTGCTAACGTCAATCGACTCAACCTGGATACCAGGACTGTAATGATTGACCAGGCTGGTGCTGCTGTTCCCTGGACCGGAGTTGTTACAGCTGATGTAACGCTTGACGGCAGTGGTGCAGGTAACTTAGTAGTAGCTGGTCCTGCTATCTTTGAAGCAAACGGCCAGTACAACACAGTGGACGCTGCACCTGCTAACGGTGCTGCAATAACGCTGACAAGTGCTGCATCTACTCTGTACCAGCCAAACCTGTTCTACACTAAGCAGGCGTTTGGCATGGGTACAGTTAAGCTACCTAAGCTGTACTCTACTGACACGATTGCCACTACCGAAGACGGTATGAGCATACGTGTAAGTAAGTACGCAGACGGTGATGCCAATACCCAGAAGATACGTTTTGACTTGTTGCCTGCATACGCAACATTTAATCCGTATATGGCTGGTCAAGGTTTTGGTAGGTCATAATTCCCTGTAGTTTTTAGGGGACTCCGGTCCCCTATTTTTTATGGCTAAACCAAGAAAAGGCAAAGCACGTGTAAAAGTCACCGCCAGCGGCAAGCGTGTCTCCTACGGGCAGGCAGGCAAAGCCAAAGGCGGTGGACCACGTGTAAAGCCAGGGACCAGTAAAGGTGACAGCTACTGTGCGCGCAGTTTAGGTATTAAGAAAAGATTGCCGAAAGACAAGCAAAATGATCCTAATACGCCAAACAATCTAAGTCGCAAACGGTGGAAGTGTCGCGGAGCAAAGTCAATGAGGGGTGCAAAGTATGAATGATGATAAACCTGGTTTGTATGCAAACATACACAGAAAACGCAGGCGTATTGCAAGGCAGAAAGCACAGGGCAAGAAGGTAGAACGTATGCGCAAACCTGGATCTAAAGGCGCGCCAACTGCTGCAAATTTTAGGCGTGCTGCAAAAACAGCGCGTAAGGGACCAACATTCGAATAGGAGATAGTTATGCCAGGTAAAAAAGGCAAAAAGAAAAAAGGTTACTAATAACGGAGTGTGACAGATGGCGAAAGGTGTACCGCACTATACAAAGAGCGGCAAGTTACATAGTGGTGCATACCACAAGATGCCTGATGGATCTTTGCATTCTGGTAAGACACACACAAAGTCTAGCGTGCCTTTGTTTCATATGAACGAGTTGTCTAAGTCTGTACAGCAACGTGTGAAGAAAAGAGGCATGAAGTTCGAGTAATGGCTACTGTGGCGCAGGTTGCAAAAGCAGCCTTACAACGTATTTTGGTCCAGGCAAGCGAGGCTCCTCTGCAGCCAGATGAGTTTGCTGACTTTATCTTTGCGATGAACAACTACATGAGTGAGTTGGACGCGCAAGGTATACAGCTTGGCTACACAGAAGTGTCTGACCTGGGCGATACAGTAACGATACCTACTGGTGCTTTGCGTGGTCTGATAGCGAACATGGCTATTGAGGTTGCGCCTGATTACAACGGCATAATATCGCAAGGCTTAGTCAAAGCAGCGCGAGAAGGTTTCAACACCATGCGCATAATTGGCCAGACAATGGGCAACAGTAAGATGCCGTCTACGCTGCCGCTTGGATCTGGCAACGAAGACAATATGTTTGGCTACTCTGGTCACTTTTATCCTGATGCTGAAGCAGAAATATTAGCTGAATCTACAGGGGCAATATCATTGGAGCAGAATACTGGTGGTTGACAGAGCGCAAGGCAGGAAAAAATCTAATTTTGTTGCAAAAACATCAGTCGATGCAGGTGCATTTGTCGATTATTTTGTAAACGGCACAAACTTTAAGATTAGTTACGCAAATTTTGTCGCTGGGCTAGGTGTTACTGGCAGTATAACGCAATCAGGTGCGCCAGGTGGCATAGCAGTGTTAGATATAGACGGCACTGTAAACAAGATCCGCAACATAGAAAGCGGCGCTGGTGTCCTGGCTAGCGTATCGTCGCAAAATGGCGTAGAGCTAAAACACAACTTTACAGCAGATAGCACTGGTGCGCCGTTATTGCTGAACACAACGGACGCCACACCAGATATAGCTAGCATAGTTGGCGGCACAGGAATAACTGCAACTTCTACGTCAACATATGTAACAATATCTGCAGATGCATTACCGCACGCGCAGGTCCATATGCAGGGCAACAGCACTGCCACAACTATTGCAAGTGCTGGCACGCCAGTAAAAGTAGCAGGCACATTTACTGTCGGCATACAGTCCGGTTTTACTGGAGATACAACTGGTAAAATAGTCTACAACGGTACAACCACTAGAGTTGTAAATGTAAAAGCGTCTGCAACTGTCAAACCTGCAACACAGAGCTCGCAAGACTTGTTTTTGCAAATAGCAAAAAACGGCGCAGTAATTGCTGGATCTAAAATAGTAAGAGAAGTAGACGCTGCACAAACAGCTAACTTATTCACATTTTTTAACATATCTCTCGCACAAAACGATTTTGTAGAAGTGTTTGTAGGAAATGCGACGAGCACAGACAACGTAGTGGTTAGCGATATAG